GTCAATAATAAACCTACGGTTGGCGGTAGCGATGGTACATGGGGAACCCAGTTAAATGATATCCTTGATGGATTAAATCCAACTACATCAGTAGGAGATTTAATTTATGCTAGTGCTACCGCATCCTCTAATGGATTATTAGGTAGACTACCAGTTGGCTCTGCCAGTTCTATCTTGACAGTTGGCTCTTCTTCAGCATTACAATGGTCTTCTAGTATTAATTTGTCCGGTGTAGCAACAGTTGGTGGTCTTTTAACTATAAATAATAGTGTTTCAGTAAATGCTGGAACAGTTTCTGTTAATGAAACAAATATTGATATTATTCCTGAAATGCAGGCCACTGGTGCCTCTGCTACTCTTGCTATACATTCAGGAATATTAAGTGGTTCATTAAATCCATTAGTTAGTGCTAGTGATAATGGAATAATTTTTTATGGAACAGCATCTAATACTGGCGGGCTAGTTATAGCACCTTACTCTTCAGTAACTACTGGTATAAGAATAACAGCATCTAATACAATTACATTATCTGGTTCTACTACATTATCTGGTGGCACAGCGTCAATTACTGGTACTGCATCTATATCATCTTCTATATCAATTGGTGGAACTGCATCAATTGCTCAGGCAGCGAGTGTCAATGGTCTTTACAGCACATCTGGTTCTATAAATGGAACATTAAATGCTACAACATTACAACAAGGTGGTAGTGCCGTACCAACAATTGTTACAACTGCTAGAATGGCACAAGGAACTAACGTTATAACAACGAGTTCGGTTGGAGTTGTTGCCATAAATACTGGATTAAATACAATTACAAACCTTGTTGCTGTTAATGGTGAAAATGCCAGTGGTATAGTTCTTTCAGTAGGCTCTACATATTCTGGAGGAACTGCAAGTGTATTGGCTAGATGGTTTAGTACAGCATCAACAGGAGCATCAGCAAATAGTACGGTAGCATCTGCTCAATCAATTAGAATTAACTGGATAGCATTCGGAACATAATGGTGATTAGATGAGTGGATACGGAACCGGGATATATGGTGTTGGAATATATGGTGGCGGTCCTGCATTAACTACAACAATATCTCAATCAACCCTATATGGCTCTAGAAGATATGAGAACCTTATATTAGGTCATTTACCAACAGCAGTTTTTGGATCATATTTATCATCGTCTAATACTATTGATGATGAGACTAATAATGATTTTCTAACTGCTACATTAGCAGTTGGAGCATCTGTAACTAATCAAATACCATTTTTCTCTTTACCTGACCTTACCTATACATATAATATAGCAACTGCAAATGCTATAACAATAACAGAGAATACTAGTCTTATATCAAGAGCGCAAGGGGCGGGAAGGTTTTCTAAAGGAGATGAAGGAACACCGTTCTCCTTTGAATTTTTATTCTCTCATAATTATGGCAGTACAACAAATATAGTAAATTTTGGTAATTCAAGTGCCAGCCCCCAAATGAAAATATATTATGCAAGCAATTCCTTTGTGTTAGATATTTATGGAGATTTAAATTCGAACCTTGCCCTTATTTCTGGAACTAAATTAAGATATAGATCAATTGTTCAAGATAATGATATGTCAGAGTCAAAACATATAGCATTGACTTTTAATCAAGGTATTCCTAATTTATATGTTAATGGAATACTGGCAGACAAAATTCTAGATCAACTAAGTAATCAAATATTTTTTGATGAAAAAACTTCTGGCGGCAGAACAATAGCAAAATTTGATGGTGGTGTTGGTGCTTCTGGTTTAGTTTCAATGATTGCTTTATATAACTATGCTTTATCAGAAAATATTATAAAGTCACACTATGCCGCAGCAATGAATATTGAAGAAACAAATTCTTATGCTAGTAAATATGCAGGAATATTATTAAGTAATCCAAATGGAATAAAACAAACTCTAGAAAGAAATACTGTAAATAGTCAAGATTTTAATGGAACTAATATTTATAATACATATTATGTTAAAAATTCTATTATTCCAGTACCATTCTATAATTTTAAACAATATGCAATAACCAATAATGCTAAACAAGTTCCTTCAGTAAATTATTCTATTTTATGGAAAGAATTTGGAACTGATTTTGATAATATAAATGATAGTATAGTTCTTACTTTTCAAGGACGTACTACAAGTGGGAGTTATTCTTTAGATAACTGTTTATTTTCAGTACAAGGAATTTCATTTAATAATTATCAAGATGAGTTATATATTGGAATAAATGCAAGTTCAAAACTTTATGTTGCAACTGCTGCATCAGGAGTTTTAGCAACTTCAAGTGCAACAATTCCAAGATCAACTAGAACAATAACAATTAGTTTTTACTCCTCCGCCGTCAATGTAAATGATATTACCTCTGGTGCATCTGTAAGCGCAAGCACTACAACACAAAATTTATCTGATGCTATTGCATATTTTTATAACGGATATACAACTTCTAGTGTTACCGGATTAAATGTAGAAAGAGGAAATTCAGAAATAAATATTTTAACTGCAAGTTTTGGGACCAAGTATCAAACTGGATACCATACATCTTACTTGTCAAAAGATGGGGCTACAGAATATTATATTGATATTAATTCATCTGCAAGGGCACTTATTCAAGTTCCAATTCCATCAGATAATACATTATTTTTTACTTCTTCTAATACGCCAAATGTTTCATATCAATTATTAACAAATGGGTCTGCACAAAATATTACTAAGGATAGTGAAATTACTAGTTCTTCTACCGCCTCGGCTGTAGCCGTTCAAGTTGATATTAATGCATATAAGAATTATGCTAATGGAGCAGTTAATTGGATAAAAATTATAAATACAGAATCTTTTAGCGAAAATGATGGATCATATGGTGCTAGATTAATAAATACAAATGGGATACATAGCAATCCCAATAAACCATTTATTTTATCAAAACAAAATGTATTAGGATTTCTAAATAAAACTAATTCTTTAAGTTATATAACAAGATCATCACAGACATATACTGGTTCAGTTTCAGCATCTACAAATACAACAACAATTACAAATATTCAATTAACTGATAGTCTTAAAGTTGGTCAATATGTAATAAAGAGTTCTGGCGCTGGGGCGTTCGGCGGCTCTGCTAGTATTACTAGTATTGATAGTACAAGTCAGATAACAATATCAGCATCATCAGCCAATACGGCAGGATCGGTAGTATTCTACGTCGATCCAATAGGACAATTAGACTTTATAGTATCTATACCTGCGACACTTGTTGCTAGTACTCAATATTTATTCCAATATGCAACTAATTCTGCAAGTATGTATCTTACATATACCGCTTCATCTAATGTATATGTATTAAATTTTGCTAATATGACAGCGAGCGTTAATAATTCTTCAGCAACATCTGGAACAACACAACTTAAGCCAAATAATACATATTTCATACAACTAAGCCTTAGCAGTCCAATTATTGAGACTGCATCAGCGTATGTATTTTCTTCATCTGTAAGTACAAATAGATTCCTGCACTCATTCGGTCAACTTGCCGTCTACCCACTTGGTTTGACAAATCAAAGTCAAAGATACGCACAAATATTTGGAAGATCAACATATTATATTTCTGATAGTACTAGTCCGTACATAAATGTTTCTTCACTGCCAGAAAATGTCAGTGCGTACAACCAAAAGTGGCAGTCATATGGTAGTTAATTGACAAACATAAGACAAAGTATGCATTTTTTCAATAAAGATGGTATCATATCAATATGAAAAAGAAACTTATAGAAGAGTATAATTGGGGAGTTTATATTTGGAAAACTCCAGAAGGAAAAGTCGTAAAAAATGATAATGGAGACTTTCTTCTTATAAATTCTATGAAGAATGACAGAAATCAAATAGAAAAACTTAGAAAAGCCGCAGAGAGTTGTGGAATTGAAGGCGGTCAGGCTATTTTTCTTTCAGGCCACCGACCAGTTACAGAAGAACAATATGAACATCAAAGAGCCAGACTTGCCGCTGGCCTTGTACCAGATGAATTAGATTATTATGCGGCAAAGGAAGAACTAGAGGCTCGCAAAAAAAATGGACTTTTCTAATCGCGCCGTATTTGAGAATGATGATGAAACTCAACTAGTAAGAGTAAAAACTAGTGGGGATTTAATTGCTAATTCTGACTCTGAGGAGTCAGACCCATTTAAAATTGATTCAAATAAAATTCTAAAGATGACTGGCCTCAGTCAATCAACTAGAAGAAAAATTTCAAGAATGGAAAAAAACTATCAGGGTCTTGATGGTACAAAATCTAAGGCTCTTGATCCTCTAGCACTTACAGGTTATTCAATTTTCATGGTTGTTGTTCCTCCATATAATCTTGATTACCTAGCCAAAATTTATGAAGTAAATGCATCTCATCATGCCGCAGTTAATGTAAAAGTTTCTAATGTAGTAGGACTTGGATATCATTTTACCGAAACTCCAAGAACATTAGAAAAAATAGAAGATGCAATTGGTGATGAAGAAAAATTAAATAAAATTCGTAGAAAACTTGGAAGAATGCGTAGTGATCTAAGAGAATATCTTGAGTCACTAAATAATGAAGATAGTTTTGGCGAAGTTATGAAAAAAGTTTTTACCGATTATGAATCAACTGGAAATGGTTATATTGAAATAGGTAGAACTAATACTGGTAAAATTGGATATATTGGACATATTCCAGCACATACTATGCGTGTTCGTCGTGACAGAGACGGTTTCGTACAAATTGTATATAATAGATATACATTCTTTAGAAACTTTGGTGACACAAAAACAGAGAATCCAATCGGTGATGATAATAAACCAAATGAAGTTATTCATTTAAAGAAATATACTCCAACAAATACTTTTTATGGAATTCCAGATATTGTTTCTTCAGCGAATGCCTTGGCCGGTGATGAGTTTGCTGCTAAATTTAATATTGATTATTTTGAGAATAAGGCAGTACCAAGATATATTATTGTTGTAAAAGGTGCTAAACTAAGTGCAGATTCTGAAAGAAAACTTCTTGAATTTTTTCATACTGGATTAAAAGGAAAAAATCATCGTACTTTATATATTCCACTTCCAGCAGATAATGATAATTCAAAGGTAGAATTTAAGATGGAGCCGGTGGAGGCAGGAATTCAAGATTCTTCTTTTAAGAACTACCGTCGTGAAAATAGGGATCAAATATTAATGGCTCATCGTGTACCAATCTCTAAAATTGGTATGCCAGAAGGAGTCTCCTTGGCTAACGCTAGAGATGCAGACAAAACTTTTAAAGAACAAGTTTGTAGACCAGCGCAGGACTTTGTTGAAGATAAAGTAAATATGATTATAAAAGAATTTACAGACGTATTTGTTTTAAGATTTAATGAATTAACTCTTACTGATGAAGATACTCAAAGTAGAATTGATGAAAGATATCTTAGAACTCAAGTTCTTATGCCTAACGATGTTAGAAGTCGTAAGGGACTCGCTCCACGACCGGGTGGAGATACGCCATTAGTTCTTAATGCTCAAGCAAAAGCAGAGCAAGTTACTCAAACAACTGGAAATAGAAATCGTGATCAGCAACGCCAAGCAAATGCTCCAGATAAAACTGGAGAAGCAAGAAATCCTAAAGGAGAGGGGCGACAGGTAAAGTAATATTTTGACTTCTGTTGGAATATTGTTATCATTTAATCAAGATGGATATAAAAAAGGCTCAATGGTTTGACGACGGCAACAAATTTAATATGACCGTCCCATTCGCTAAGATTGATGAAGAGAAGCGAACAGTTTCTGGTTTCGCATCACTAGATAATATTGATCGTCATGGCGATATAGTAACATCTGAGGCTTCTCAAAAAGCGTTTGACCGCTTTCGCGGCAACCTAAGAGAAATGCATCAGCCAGTTGCTGTTGGTAAAGTTTTATCATTTAAGCAGCAAGAGTTTTATGACAAAGAATCTGGTAAAACATATAAAGGAGTTTTTGTCACAACATATGTATCACGCGGTGCCCAGAATACTTGGGAAAAGGTTCTTGATGGCACCCTAACAGGATTTTCAATCGGTGGTAATGTCCTTGAGTCATCAGATGAATATGACAAGAACATTGATAAATCAGTCAGAAAAATAAATGATTATGAATTATATGAACTTAGTTTAGTAGATAATCCCGCCAACCCCTTGGCAAATGTTTTTTCAATACAAAAAGGTGTAGATGGATTAATTTTAAAGGGAGATTTGGCAACTATAAAGACCGTGGATGTCTTTTGGTGCAAGCAGGATGAAATCGCTACAACTAGTAATTCCACTAATGCTAAGTGTCCAGCCTGTGATTCTGAAATGCAATCCATTGGCTGGGTTGAAGATATTGAATCTACAAAGAATCTTGACGTTCAGAAACTTGTAGATTCTATAAATAAAAATGTTACAGAAGGAGGTACAGACATGTCTGACGAACTCGCAGTAGAATCAGCCGACATTGAAAATGTTGACGAGATTGAAGAAGTTACTACTGAAGAAGTTGCCGATGAGACAGTAGACGTTCTAGAAAAGTCGGATTCTGCTGATGAAACTGTTGAAGAAACAGTGGAAGAAGACGTTCTT